TTCTGGAAGCCTTCGCTGATGCCTGTGGCACTGATCTTCACATAGATCTGCCCTTCGGGATCAAGCCCCTCGTCCACATCCTCTGTCAGCCAGCTCTGCTTGTAGCTCACTGTCCCTGCGGATGTGTATGTCTGTTCCATCTGCTTCGGTTCTCCTGTTGCAGTGTTATACATCAGCTTATCGGGGAAGATCAGCACATACGCCCCGAAGGAAATGAATGTCTTTTCGCTGTCCTCTACTGTGCATACCTCGTTGCCATCATAGTACAGCTTGTCTCCGTCCGCCCACAGCAGTTTTTCCCTTGCCAGTAAGCCGTTTGCCTTCCCCAGTTCTCTCACCGTTCCTCGGGGCTTTCTGGGGCTCAGAAGGGGATATCTCCTGCCGCTCATGTTTTCCATGGCTGTAAATTCCCCTCTCCCTGCCCGGTCTGTGTTGTTGTATCCCTTAAACTGGATCAGCGTGTCCCCTGCAGGGCGGCTTCCGCTCAGTCTTGGAAATTTCATCCTTACCACCCCCTATGAGGGATCATCCCATGCAGATTCACCTGTTTGGGTTTGTTGTTCTCCCTGTAATACGCTGCATACTCCTCCCATGCGTTCTCCAGCAGTACGATAGTATCGTTGTATCTGCCGCTGTCGCCGTTCAGAAAATCGATCCTGCTTGCCAGATAAAGGATGTACAGCTCTGTAAATGGCACAGGCACTGCCAGTTCTCTTTCCTCTTCCCCTTCGGCAAAGGGAATGAATTCTTCTTCAAAGCCTTCTGCCTTCTGGAAGATGTCCGTGTATACCTTCCCTTCGATGGTGTTCAGCATGGCGATCTTCTCTGCATCCGTGTAGGCGTTGGGTCGCAGCTGGTCGATAGTCGCTAGCACTTCTCTGATATTCATGTCGTTTCCCCCTTTCGTTTTTTCTTCCATCCTATCGAAAATCGGGGTGTCTCTCACCCTACCAAAAAAGGACTCCCTGCCGAGAGTCCTATTCACTTTATTCTGTTTCTGTCGTTTCCTGCGCTTCCGTTTCTACTTCCACAGGCACTTCGTTCCAGTTTTCTCCGTCCCATCTTTTTCCCAAGACAGAAATATCGAAGCTGTCGATTTCTACCATGTTGGTCATATCAACTTCACCGCTTGTCTGCAGCAGGTTTTTACAGATTTTTTCTTCGTTCAGTTCTGCGAAATATTTCATGCGTTTAACCTTCTTTCTTTCAACAGTCTATTCATGTATTGTTCTACTTTTCTTGTTTTGTAATACGAGTCGCCGTAACTCGCACTTGCTCTCCAGGATACAAAGGATTGTCTGACTCTGCCTTCTGGAACACCTTTGCGGATCATCCGTCTGATCTTCCGTTTTTCTCGTTTGATAGATTCAGGGAGTATTTTTGCGTACACGCTTCCGCCTTCTCTGATATAAAAATGAAATCCCAGAATCCGAATGCCGTTACCGATCGGAAATATCTGCGTTTTCTTTTCATTGATCTTCAGTTTTAGCTCGGCAAGAACCTCTTTTATATCATCAAGAATGCGTTGCAACTTCTCTTTGCTCTCGCAGATCAGCCATGCATCATCCATATATCGTCCGTACCACTTCATGCTGAGTCGGTCTTTTACATAATGATCCATACTGTCCAGATACATCAGGGCAAATAGCTGGCAGATTTGGCTACCAAGCCCAACCCCTTTGCCACCATCGAAACTGTCGATCACCCTGTAAAGCTCTGCGGCGACTTTTTCGTCCTTTATCTTTTTGCTGACGATCTTTTTCATGATTTCATGATCAATGCTGTCGAAGTATTTATGAATATCTATCTGTAGGAAATATCCGTTCATCCCATGTTTGCGGTAGAAGTCCTGCATATGCTTTACCAGCCTGTTTCTCGCAAACTCTGTCCCTTTTCCAGCCTGGCTTGCACCGTTATCATAGATAAAGCCCTTCGTTACTTCCTTGATCAGAGCCTGATCGCACAACGATCTTTGGAAAACTCGGTCTGTGATATGTAGGCTTTGTATCGCTCTTATCTTTCCCCTTTCGCAGACATTGAATTTATAATATCCTCGGCATTTGTATGTTCCATCCGCCAGACTTCTGTGCAGCTTCACTGTTTCTTCCAACCTATGCTGGTCATATCCAATCACACTGTCCTTCCAGAAGCTGCCCCTTCTCGCAAATCGAAAGGATTCGTATAAATTTTCAAAATTTATCGCATCTTCATACGTTCCCATCTTTCGATTTCTCCTTTCAGGTCTACCAGTTTCCCTGCCCAGTATTCAATGTTCGGGATCGGTGTTTCGTAAAGAACATTCGCAGTGTCCAGTTGTGCCAGAACCGCCTCTACACAGAGCATTGCCTCATTTGCCAGGAGGATTGCTTTTGCTTTATCCTTGCACGCATCCGCTTTTACCAGCAATGTGTAGCAGTTTTTCGTTTCTTCAAGGATTGTCGGCGCAAGCACCTTCCTGTATTTCTTCTTTTTAAAATGCTCTTCGTTGGATAGCTTTTTGATCGTGTATATTTCCAGCTCTTTCGCTGCCTTCAAAGCCTCCAGCTTCGCAGGTCTCCTTTTATGCAATGGCGTACTCATATTTTAAGTCTCCTTTTTTTAAATGGTCATGCTGTGATAGTGATTTCGGCATTGCGCCACCTGTACCAGCCAGTTCCACATCAGCAATCTTCGTTTACCGTTGAAAGAAGGAATCGTCCTCCTTATGAATTTGTATTCTTCGCATACTCTCCACTCTGTCATTGGGATGCTTTCCTGTGCATCCGAATGGAGATTCACCACAACTTTATTAGTTCGGCTACTCTTGCGTAACTCAGAATCGAGCATCCCAATTACCAGGGTTGCTGTTGTTGTTGTTGCTGTTGCCATTGATCGCACCGCCCCAGAGGACGAAAGCCGAGAAAAACATTATTTTTCTCTTCTTTCTTACCTCCTGTGTCGGTTGCTCTCTCCTGGTAAATAGGAGGCAATTTCAGGTCGACCCCCATAAATATATTTATTTAGTTGAATTCTACGACCTGATAGCTAAGTGTAGATGCAAAACTCCACCACTTGGTTGCTGTCACTGTAGTAGAATTTGTCAAATCCACACGAGCATCCCAACTACCAGGGTTGCTGGCGTCGGTGTAGCTGGTGCCATTGATCGCACCGCCCCAGAGGACGAAAGCCTTCGAAGTGTCGACTGCACTGATCGTTGCAGTCGCCGTAGTTGAGGACGAACTAAATGTAATAACACCTCTCTGTACACTTTTGATTCCGCCTCCGCCGCTGGAGCTGCCGACCAAAGATTTTACCTCTTCGATCAGTGTCTGTAATGTTCCGTGCTGTGTTTCTAATTCGCTGACAAGAGCTTTTACTTCATCCAAAGTCTCTTTGTCCGCAATGCTGATTGTAGCCATTGTATAATCTCCTTTTATTTATTCTTCGTAAGTGATCTGCAGTACGCCATCCACGATTACAAACTGCATATTCACATTGCTGGTTACTGTAATTCCAAGGGCTGCCTGTGCCTCTGCAAGAGTTGTGCAGCCTGTGCCACCCTTTGCGATAGGTACTGCATCAGTCAAATCTTCTGCAGCGTGGGAATGTTTCGCTTCCGCCGCCCCCACATCGCTTGCGGTCAGTGTGATGCTTTCGCCACTCTTTCCGTTTACTGTGGCAGGTGTTCCCTGTGGGCCGGTATCCCCCTTGTCACCCTTATCACCTTTATCGCCCTGCGGCCCCTGTTGGCCAGTCGCTCCGGTGTCGCCCTTAGGGCCAGTTTCACCAGTATCGCCTTTATCCCCCTTAGGGCCGGTCTCGCCAGTGTCGCCCTTGTCGCCTTTCAAATCGGCAGAGCTTGTACCGCCGGCAGATGTGATGGTCAGTTTTGTTCCATTCCAGCTGTGTGTCACAGATACGCCGTCCGCACCTTTTTCGCCAGCATCACCCTGATCACCTTTATCGCCCTTGATGCCCCGATCGCCCTTGTCTCCTTTGGGGCCGGTCTCGCCAGTCTCACCTTTTTCGCCTCTGGCACCCTGCAGCTTGCCGTTGTTTACCCAGCCGCTGTTGCCATAGATATAGATCTCATAAGGAGCCTCTGTGCCAACACCATACGCCAGGCCAACCTCTACAGATGCAGGCAGCTGTCCAGCAGTCGCCACATAGTCAACAACCTTCAGTCCGTCACCCCGATCACCTTTTTCCCCTTTAGGGCCAGTCGCACCAGTGTCACCCTTATCCCCCTTGGGGCCTGTGTCGCCTTTAGGTCCTGTGGGGCCAGTTGCACCGGTGTCACCCTTATCACCTTTCGCACCAGTATCGCCTTTATCGCCTTTATCGCCCTTATCGCCTTTCAGCGCAGCAATCTGATCAGGTGTGAACATATCGTAGGTGAAAGCCGCACCTGTTTCGCCTGTGTCGCCCTTTTCCCCCTTGTCACCTTTAGGGCCAGTCGCACCAGTGTCACCCTTAGGGCCTTTGGCATTCAGCGCAACCTGTGCCGCAGCCAGAGCCTCTTCAGCCGCAGTCTCCGCAGCGATCTTCGCATCTTCTACGCCTTCAACAGTTTCCACCGCCTTCGCAACAGCCAGCTCTGCATTGTGTACAGCCCTTTCCGCACTCTCTACAGCACCGCTGATCAGCCCTTCCATCTGCTCCAGTTCTGTCAGGTCGCCCTCCCAGTCAGAAGGTGTGTCGATGATGTTGTTCACAAAGATGGGAGTCTTGTCGCTTGTCCATCTCACCACGCCGTCCTCGTCAAAGGCTCTCAGTGCAACAAAGATTGTTCCATTCTCCTTCAGGTCGCTGGTTTTCACATTCCAGTGCAGCTTCATCTGCATATCTTCTACGGCCTTTGTCAGCAGCAGAGTGTCCTTCTGGCCGCCTTTGTACTCCACATCCAGGCGGAAGATCAGAGGCGATAAGTCGATCCTGTCTGCCTCGTATCTGTTAATGACGAATGTACGGCTGGTCGTCTCGCCGTCACCCATCACAAATCTCTGTTCTTCATTCGGGAAGATCAGCTGTTTTCCGATTACAGAAATCATCCCTTTTCACCTCCTAAAAAAAGGGTGGAAGTTTCCCTCCACCCTCTTCAGTTTCATTTATTCTTTTCAACTTTTTTCTGCAGACCCTTTCTGCGCTTCATGGCTTCCAGTTTCTGCTTGTCTGCGTTCTGGAATACCTCTGCAACACATCTGGGAACTTCCACTTCTTCGCCTCTTCTGACTTTCCACAGCACGCCGTTTACACCGCATACCGCTTCTTCCTCGTCATCTCTGCCGGGCAGCAGAGGCAGTGTGATCTTCACTGTGTCTTTCTTCGCTTCCAGCATCGCTTTCTGAAGGTTTCTTTCCAGCAGTGCCTGCTTCATGCCGTTGGACATATCCTTCTGGGCCACTGTCTGGTTGTCTTTCAGATTTTCGATCTCCTTGCGAAGTTCTTCTGTTTCTTTTTTGTATTCCTCGTTGATCGTTTTCATTTCATCGATCATCGCCTGCAGTTCTGCTTTTGTCATATTGTCTTTTTCTGCCATTCTCGGATAACCTCCTTAGTTTCGCTCATGGTCTGCAGTGATACCTTCTGATATCAGTATGTATCAGTTAGCCGCAGCTGTGGAGAAGCTGGAAGAAGATTCGATTCTTACCATGAATTCTTCGGACAGGATTTCTGCTGTCTTGATTGCTTTCCAGCCTGCGGATGCTCTCTGATCCAGTGGATCGGCTGTGCCTGCAGAGCCTTTCTGTTTTACGATTGTTTCCAGACCGCCGCCTTCAACTTCTGTTACACCGTATGCGTTTTTACCGATCACCAGTGTGGAGAATACGGAAACGCCGTTGCCTTCGTTAGCCCAGATCTTTGCTTCTGTAGATTCCACGAATCTTACTCTGCCGATCTTACCCAGTTCGCCTTCGTATGCGTTTTCAGGGTTTGTGTATTTGTGCCAGTCTTTCCAGCCTTCATCCTGCATCAGGTCGTATGCTACATAAGGATGGATGATCGCAACGAAGTCGTTGTCGAATGTGGATGCGTTTGCGCCTTTCAGAACAGCTGCCGCTTTCATAGCGATCTGTGCTGTCATCAGGGATGTTGCACCGATGTTGCCTCTGGAAGTAACCGCTTCTGTGCCGTTAGGTGCGTACAGTACGTTAGTACCACCGTTGATGATGTCTCTTGTTACTGTATCCAGCGTTCTACCAGCCTGATCGCCCAGCAGCTGAACTGCTTCAACCAGGTTGTTGTCGATGGCTGTCAGCAGCAGCACATCAGACATGGAGATCCAGTCGCCGTACTGTTCTACGTTTGCAGTAACTGTTGTTACTTTCAGTGCGTTAGGATCGGGTGTTACACCTTCTGTCAGAGGTGTCAGTGCTTTTTCCAGAGATGTATATCTTCTGAATTCGATCTGTTTGCCCCTGTTTGCAGGGATTGGTCTTTTCTGACCGAACTGGTCATGTACCAGATTAGGTTTTGCATTGTCCAGCAGAACATCATCGTAGTAAACTTTCATTTCTGCGGACAGAGTTTCTGTCAGTGTTGTCATAACATCGAACAGTCTCAGGTTCATTTCATATGTTCTCATTGTTTTACCCCCTCATATGTTTGAAGGGATCACCGGTCAGCGGAAGGTGATAGTCTTACCTCTTCTCGCCTCATCAGCCAGTCTCATGCGATCTTCCTTTGTCAGTTTGGTCACATCGATCTTCTGACTCGCCCCATGGCTTCCCTTCGTTCCGTTTTCGTTTGGTCTCATTGCTCCGGCTTTCACGCCGTCCAGCGCAGCCTTCTGTGCCTGCTGTGCTGTGTACTGCAGTGCTCCGCCCACCAGTTCATCGAAGTGAACAGCCTGGTATGCCGCTTTCACGCTCACACCGCTGTCTAACAGTCTTACGAACTGAGGACTATTGAATTCTTCGGTCAGGTTCAGATTGGGATAAACATTGGCGAGTGCTGCCGCTTCTGCGTTCCACCCTGCGAATTTCTGCTCAAAGGCAGCTCTTTCGTCCGCCTGTCGCTGTTGTTCTCTCAGGGCTTTATTTTCTCGCTCCATGCGTTTCATGTCGGCTAACTGCTCCACTGTCATGCCCTTTGCCAGGGCTTCTTCTTCCAGATAAGCCTTGTCGCTTTCCAGGGAAGTTCTCAGTGCATTGTAGTCCTTGCCGTCCCATCCGTATCTCTCCCCAACCAAATTCAGCAGAGCCTCTGCATCCTTCAGTTTGGATTCTGTCTGTTTACTGCCTTTCAGTCTGTCTTTGATGATGCCCTGTACCTTTTTGTCATAGGCATCCTTGTATTCGCCCTTGATCAGAGAGTCGAATTCTGCTCCAAAGTCTCGCTGTGTGCCAGTGTCTGTTCCCGTGGCTGTGCCTGTGTCTCCAGTAGCCGCCGCTCCTGCGGTCGCCCCTGCGCCTGCACCACCGTCATCGAACAGTCTCAGATCCATTCTGTGTTTCATATAACTACCTCCCTGCCGTCTCTCCGGCGTGTCTCGTGCTATCGTCTTTCCGATGTGTCAATACCAGCTGTCTTTCCAGCGTGTCTGTTTTCATACACCTTTATGTTACAGAGTGTCGGAAGGGGTTTCCCCCTCCCCTATCACACTGTGTCCAACATCTTTACTCTTTCGACTTTTACATTGTTCGGATACTTCTCTGCGATCAGCTCCAGCCCGTAGATCACACTGTCAAACAGCGCATCGATTCGTTCTCTATTCCTGTCCTCAATTCCAACATCAATGCAGAATTGCCCAGACTTCTGTTCATGATGCACCTTCGCAAAACATCGCATCTCCAGTCCTGCGTACAATGTCTGTAACAGGCAGCTGATCGCACTGCATACGATGTCATTGCCCGGATTGTATTCCGCATGACCTTTAGCGTGTACTCCGCACAGCACTCCATCCTTGTACCATCTGATATCAGTCATGTCTTACACCTTCGTTCCTTCAGATACCCTCTCTTTCGCCTTGTTCAGACTCGCCACGCTGCGTTTGTTTACCTCGTTGCCACTTTCATCGACTGTCTTTCCAGAATCACCCTGTGGAGGCATCTGAGGCTGTACAGGCTGTCCGCCTACTGCTCCGCTCAGGTTGCTTCCCATCGTCTGATCGATGATGCCTGCCATCTGAGCGATCTGCATCTGCATCTGCAGTAACTGCTGTGCCATTGTGCCGTTTTCCGCAACCTTCTTCATGATTGTTTCCTTGCCCTCAAAATCCATCATTTCCATAGCCACCAACGCCTGGTCAGCTAACTCAGGGTTGAAGAATCCTGCTGCATACATTTCCTTCGCCAGTTCGTTCTGCGCCGCTCTGTTGAATACAGAGGATTTCTGGCTTGTGATTTTGATGTCGAACACAGGCTTTCTTCCGCCCATGTCCACCCCCATCACCATGTTGGATGCAGGGTTCAGGTTGTGGTTGTCGTACATAACGAATGCATCACCATTTTCTCCGGTGATACGGAATTCTCTGGGCTGGTCATAAAACTGTCTGATCAGTTCCACCACCATGCGTACAATTCTTGTAAAGGATCTGTAGCTGCCCTTGATGATCACTCGGCTGGCCTTGTTCCCTGCCTCCTGCAGTGCCATGATCGCAGAGCCGGATGTAACGCCTGCCGCTGTACCGCCCTGAGAGAAGTCCCTGTTGGAAGATGTTTCTTTCAGTTCATCGATCTTCAGCTGATACAGATTGATGGCGTTGCCGTTTACAGGAATGCCTCGGATAGGAATGATGTTGTCGGGATCGCCTGTGTAATCCACGATGGTGTTGTGTACATCCGCAAACTGTTCCTTGTTGATGCCGTTGCCATCCTTGCTGAAATATCTGGGCTTCGCATTCCATACCACATTCTCTTCAAAGTTGATCCAGATGTTGTCGATGCTGATCTGCACATCCTTCATGATGTCAATGTACCCAAAGCCTGCAGGAGAGTCCTTTTCCTCAAACAACACATCGAATTCGTAGGGATACAGCCCATGATCATACAGCCCATTCTCCATGCCAGGTGTATTCTCTGTGGCGTATAACAGCTGTCCTTCGCAATATTTGATATAGTGCAGGATCTGTCTGCCGTCCTGCCATACCTTGTAGTACCAGTCAACCACCAGACATTTGTCAGTCGTGTCAATGTGGTCGCTGTGCTTGAATTCTGTCACTGTCGTGTTGCCTGTTCCGCCGAATGTCAGTTCAGGATAAGCATCCTGCAGCATCTGCTTATCAACTAACTCAACATGGAAGAAGTTGGGGCTGTCCTGGATGTTGCTCTGTCCGGGTTCCCAGAATACATTTACCAGCTCTACCTGTCTGATTCCGATGTCGCCCAGACCGCCCAGCTTATCCTTATCCCAGAACACCTTGTAAACGCCTGTACCGCCCTTCAGCTTGTCCATGGACACAGCATCGTAGGTCTCCTCAAAGTCGTTCTGCTCCAGAACCACAGGTACGATCTTACTCAGGATCTCCGCATCCCTCTGATCCGCCTCTTCTCTGGGCAGCAGATTGGGCTGTGGGAAGTTATCCATCAGGTCTGCGTGTTTTGTTACCAGGGAATTGAACAGCCACGCAGAAGCTGTCCTGGGCTGGTTCTTCGCATTACTTCTCAGCTGCTCCCAGTGGCGCATCTTGTACCACTCTTCGTTGGTTACGATTCGCTGATCCAGCATTTTCTTTCCGCCTTTGTATTTCTCAAGGATAGCCTCGCCTTCCTTGATCCTAACGTGATCTACCATTTCTCTCCCCCTCATCTGTAGAAATCGTACTTATCATCTATCTTCACTCCCTGCCACAGATCCAGTGGATCGTCCTGTGGAGGCAG